CGAGCTGACCGAGCGAGAGATGTTCGCGCACCTTAACAACTTAGAGGCCCGTCCGTCTGCCTGAGATTTGCAAACTTAACTAACTAGGAGATACACCATTGGAAATGAATGACTATCAACGCTTTATCCACGCCACACGTTACGCCCGTTGGCTGGACGAGGGCCGCCGTGAGACGTGGGAGGAGACCTGTCAACGCTACGTCGACTTTTGGGTTGGCCGCGAACTGATTGACGAGAAGGAATCGAAGCAACTCTACAAGGCAATCCACGAGATGAAGGCCATGCCGTCAATGCGTGCTTTGTGGGCCGCTGGTGACGCCTTAGAAGCCGACGAGATGGCAGGGTATAACTGCTCCTATGTTGCCCTTGATTCACCACGAGCCTTCGACGAGGCCCTATATATTTTGTGTTGCGGAACAGGGCTGGGCTTCTCTTGCGAGGACGATGTCGTCAAGAAGCTCCCTGTCATCTCTGAGGACTTCCACCCTACCGACACCGTGATCAAGGTACACGACAGCAAGATCGGATGGGCTAAGGCTTACAAGCAACTGCTCGCCATGCTGTGGCAGGGAGAGGTTCCAAAGTGGGATGTCTCGGCGGTGAGGCCAGCGGGTAGCAGACTCAAAAAAATGGGCGGTCGCGCAAGTGGGCCAGAGCCCTTGGTCGAGGTGTTCATGTTTGCTGTTGACCTGTTCCGTAACGCGGCAGGTAGACGGCTGACAAGCCGAGAATGCCACAGCCTCATCTGCAAGCAGGCCGCATGTATTGTGGTGGGAGGGGTCAGGCGTTCGGCATTAATTTCACTCAGCTCGCCAGTAGATGATTACATGCGAGATTGTAAGTCAGGCATGTGGTGGAGAGACGAGCCGCACCTTGCGCTGGCAAACAACAGCGCCTGCTACAACGCAAAGCCTTCGTTTGATCTGTTCCTTAAAGAGTTCCATGCGCTACACGCCAGCAAGTCTGGCGAGCGTGGCTTTTTCTCTAGGGCGGCGGCTAAGAGGATTGTGGCGCGTAACGGACGACGTGATCCGAACCACGATTTCGGAACCAATCCATGTTCAGAAATAATTTTGCGGAGCAATGGGGTTTGTAATCTTTCAGAGATTATTTGTCGCCCCGGCATGAGTCTGAAGGAACTCAAATCTGCCGCGACATCGGCAACAATTTTCGGAACGCTCCAGTCTACTCTCGTATCGTTTCGTTATGTTAGATCCGCATGGTCTAAGGTGGCCGCCGAGGAAAGGCTTCTCGGAGTATCAATGACGGGGGTAATGGATCACGAAGTGCTCAACGGTTCCCAAGGCGAGGAGAAGCTAAAGAAGTGGCTCAACGAAATACGAGACCACTGCGTCGAGGTTAACAAGGAGTGGGCTGAGAAGTTAGGCATCCCACAGAGCGCGGCAATAACCTGCGTGAAACCCAGCGGCACAGTTTCGAGCTTGTGCAATACAGCCGCCGGACTGCATAGCAGGTTCGCACCCTACTTCGTTCGGACTGTCCGTCAGGACAACAAAGACCCAGTGACTTCACTGCTCCGTGACTACTCGTACAACGAGCCAGCCATCGGATCAGAGGATCACATGACGGTGTTCCACTTCTTCCAGAAGGCACCGGACGGCGCTGTATGCACGGAGGACATGGGGGCGCTTGAGCAACTCAGGCTGTGGAAGATTTATCAGGATGAGTGGTGCGAGCACAAGCCATCTATCACCGTATTTTATACCGACGAGGAGTTTCTGGACGTCGCAAGCTGGTGCTGGAAGAACTTCGACTCCCTTAGTGGAATCGCTCTACTTCCTTTTGACGGGGGGACGTACCAACAGGCCCCATTTCAAAAGATCACCAAGGAGCAGTTTGAGGCTGGAGTGGTAGAGCAGAAGGTGAGCGAGTTTAGCCCGCCCGATACTCCACCGCCGCCACCGATAACTCGGGAGCTACCCATCGAATGGGATCGGCTGGCTGAGTTTGAAACTGGAGAGGACTCAACCACGGGTGCCAAGGAATTGGCGTGCGTGGCTGGTGCCTGCGATCTGTGAGTAATAAGGACTGGTGGGGCGGCGATGGCCGCTCTGCTAGGGAATACAGCGAGGCGCTCTTAGTGATGCAGGGAGAGCCAGAGAGGCAACGTGGCTTTCTGCTCGTTCATGTGCCTGAGCATCTGCACGATCTCGTGAGGTCTCATTACAAGACCGCGCTTCAGTTACAAGGAGGTAAAAAGTGAATGCCAAGGAGAGGCTCAGGGAAGAGATAGCGCAGCACACGAAAGAGTACCTAGACGCTGGCGGAGTGATTGACATCATTCCGCCGCGTCACTTCGTGCCCGCTTGCTACAAATGGATGCTGGCCTACGGCTGGGACTATCAACCGTGGAATCACATGGGAGGGATGGGATCAGGCGCAAAAGTCTACGAGGTTCAGCAATTAGAGGAGGGCTGTTCAATTTCTAAATGCCTGCCATTCGAGGGAATTAACGATGAGTGAAGAAGACGACACGGAGGTTATTGAATTGTTAGACGATCAGTTTCAAGACGCATTATTAGGAGCTGTCTATGACGACGTGGGTACGCCAGTGCCCTGTTACTCAAGCGCGATGGTCATGGACAAGCTGTTGATGGACGGCCACGACGAGGCGTCAGCACTGGAGGCTGTTGAGGCTGCGACCGATGGCATGAAGATGCTCTGGATTCACCCTCTCGAGCTTGAGCCAGAGTTTGAGCCAGACACTACTAAGCCACACCTTCGGCTGGTTCACTGATGGGATTCGGGGGCAAGATCACCAGAAATCAGGCAGACAAACACCTGTCCGACGCGGTGAGGAAATCAGCGCAGTGGTGCTGTCAGAGATGTCACAAGGACTACACCGATAAGCCGCAGGGTTTGCAGTGCAGTCACTTCATATCGAGACAACACTGGGGTAGCCGTTACGACCCAAGACAACTAAGCCTGTGCGCCTACTGCCATCAATTCGTTGAAGGTCATCCAGTAGAACACATAGAAATCTGGAAGAGAATACACGGAGGTGACAACCCAGATGAAGCTATTCAAAAGATGGTCGAAATCGCCGCCTGTAGCGGACGAGCCAAATACGCCAGAGCCAACTGGAAAGCAATCTCAGCTCATTACAGAGAAGAGAGTAAGCGGCTGTCCGGTGAAATCATCAAAGCCAAGGAGGGCAAAACGCATGACCTCAAAGTCTACGGATACATCAAGTCACCGAAGGCACTTAGTAATCCCTGATGTACAGCAGAAGCCGGGATGCACTACCGACCACCTAACGTGGGCTGGCAAGTACGCAGTCGAGATGTTGCCCGACGTAATCGTGGTGATCGGAGACTGGTGGGACATGGAGAGCCTCAGCAGTTACGACAAGGGGAAGAAGTCGTTCGAGGGTCGCCGCTACGTCAATGACATCGACGCCGGTAATCAGGCTATGGATGCGTTCATGGCACCGATTAAGGCAGAGATCACCCGACGCAAGAAGGGTAAGCGTAAGGCATGGGATCCAGAGTTGCACTTCACGCTGGGCAACCATGAGAACCGTATCGTCCGAGCAGTAGAGGACAGCGCCGAGCTTGAGTGCCTGATGTCGTTCGATGACTTCAACCTAGAGGAGCATGGGTTCACCGTTCACGGCTATCTCGACGTTTTGACCATAGACGGCGTCGCCTATAGCCATTTCTTCACTAGCGGCGTCATGGGAAGGCCAGTCAGCAGCGCGGCAACAATGCTCAACAAGAAGCACATGTCGACTGTTATGGGCCATGTCCAAGACCGTCAAATTGCCTACGCCAAGCGTGCAGATGGTGCCCGTATTACCGGCATCTTCGCGGGTATCTACTACCAGCACGATGAGGACTACCTGACGCCACAGACAGGCACGTCTACAACGTGGGCCGGTGTGTGGGTTCTTAACGAGGTCAATGACGGCAGCTTCGACGAGATGCCCGTCAGCATTAACTACCTGCGAAGCAAGTATGGATAACCAAGACAAGTCCGCATGGTGCCGGGCCGGGGAGAAGGCTGAGGCCGACTTCCTAGCCACCCGGAAGATCACCGGGATCGGGCTCTCGTGGAACCCAGTGAAGCAGGCGGATCAATACGCGCACGACTACATAGCGATGATCCCTGTTGACCTGAAGACCATGAGGACGCCTTGGCGCAAGTCTCAGGACTTGTTCGGCATACCGACAGAGAAGGCCGTGTCGATCAACCAGAAGGACTTGCGGCGATACGCAAAGCTGTACCCCAACATCATTATATACCTCGATGTTGAGTACAGCGGAAAGCTGTTTTCCCTGACGCTAGACAGGGCAAAGAGGCTAATCGAAACAGGCAAGGCGCATAGGCATGAGTACCTAGAGAGAAAGGACGACACCGAAGGCAACGCAAAGGTCAGCTACATATTCAACACCGACGACCTAGATGCCTTGGAGGAAATGACAGATTCAAGGAGGGCTAATGAGTAGCTATGAGGATGAAGAGCGACGGCAAGAACTGTTCCAGCTTATACGGGACACGTTAGAGGTGGAAGAAATTCCTATGGCGGCCATACGCGAGCTTTCTAGTGCACACGTCATAGATATCACCAATTACCACAGGGCATGGGAGGCGCTATGCGAAGAGGCATACAAGGTTGTTTCAGCAGCAGAAGACAGAATGGAGGCGTGTGAATGAGCATTGACAAGGCATCAAGTTTTGACTGGGACGATGTGACGAGTCGCTTCTACGACAACCGGCCACTGCCGAAGGCCGAGTGCATGTTACCGGCTGATCACCACGAGATGATGAAGGACGAGTGTTACGACCCGGTTGATAGGCCGAAGCATTACGCCACGTCGGAAGTGGAGTGCATCGACTACATCCACATGATGTTGGGCTCGGGCGTTAACGATTATTTGCGTGGTCAGGTCTACAAGTACATGCACCGCCATCAGTTGAAGGGCGAGCAGTTGCAAGACTGTAAAAAAGCTCAATTCTACTTGTCGCGTTTGATATATGAGCTAGAGCAACAGGGAGGTTAGATGGAACACGAGATAGGTTACTACGTCCTCAAGATTTTTGTGTGGGGCGCAATCTGGGCTATCGCCTTTGAGGCGATGGCAGCAAACAAACGGCAAGGAGGCTAAATGGAAAAAGAAAATCGTTACTTAGAGCTGAGCAGGCTGGACTGCTCGCACGGTATAGAGGTTAAACACGGAGGGCTGAAATATCTGAAATGGAGTGTGGCTTGGCACCTCTTGATGACCAAGTGTCCAGACGCAACTTACTACTACGACGACCCTATAACGCTGCCGGACGGAACCATGCTCGTGCGGACTGGGGTTACTGTAGGGCAGACAACTTTGACCATGCAGCTTCCTGTCTTAGATCATCGAAACAAACCAATCAGCAGCCCGAACAGCTTCGATTACAACACGGCTGCACAGCGTTGCCTCACTAAAAACATAGGTATGTTTGGTGTGGGTATTGATTTATACCACGGCGACAAAATCAACATCACCGAAGCAAGTAACTTCGAGAAGGCGCAGCAGTACATAAGCGCACAGGATTCGATGGGGTTCCTAGAGTTTCTGGGGACGCTGTCAGAGCGTGATCAGGTTGACCTGTTTAACGACGACGCAATACCCAAGGGCCAGAAGACGGCCTTTAAGAATGACCATAGGGCGCTGGTCAAGCAAGCCAACGACTTCATCAGCTCAGTGGTGGAGTGTATCGAGGAAGCAACAGAACAGCAGGACGAGGAACTGCTGAAGGAAACAATCTCAGAGCTGTCAGGCTTTGAGCGTAACGCGGTGTGGGCACGCCTCAACGCCGAACAGCAATCATTCATTACATCAACAAGGAAGTGATTATGAGCTATCAAGACGAGTCAGTATTAATCAACGGCATGTTTGCTAAGAAGAACCCGAACAGCCCCGACTTTGTGCTGTGCGGTATCAATATCAAGCTCGATTCCTTTGCGGAGCATATCCGAGACTTCAAGAAGCGCGAGCCAGATGCCGAGTGGCTGTCAGTTGATGTGCTTATGGCCAAGTCCGGCAAGCCCTACTGCAAGGAGAACAACTGGAAGCCGTCAGAGGGTGGTCAGGCCGCACCAGCGGCACCGGCACCGGCAATGGCACCAGTCGACGATGATTTGCCATTCTGACAGCCAAGCGAACCTACAGGGCCTTCGGGCCCTTTTTTATTTCGGAGGATTTATGACCAAGAGAGTATGGCGACCACTTAACACCGTGGGCCTAGTAATAATCGGCGCAGTAGTGGCCTTTGTGATCACCTACAACATACTGGAGCTGTCGCGTGTCTGTAGTGCCCTTTGAGGAGCTACAGGCACTGTCAGGCTACAAGCAGGTTAGTAAGGTGA